ATCCACGCTTTTTGGTATTTAGTTAATGGAGTTTGCTTTCTCTTTTTTACCTTTAGCTCAAGCCAAAATTCAGTGCCTTGATAGCATCCATTCACATCAGGAATACCTAGTCCAATATTAGTTTCGATTCTTTGAAAGTGTACGTTTGGCAACGCTTTTTTTATTTTTTGATACAGCTTCGATTCTTCTTTTGGCATCGAATTTTCCGTTTACTAATTGCGTTTGTAGATAGGGTAAAAACCATTTGTTATCTCTAAACACTTGAGAAAGGGAATTAGAGATTGCGTTAACAATTAGTTCCTCGTTTTCTTCTTTGGAAAGTAGATTTCCTTGCGAGTTGAGTCCGGTTTGATAGACACAAGCGTGAATGACTTCGTGCAAGAGGGTGTTTGCCTCTGATCTTGCATTTTGTTCTTTCTGGATATCGATCTTAGCGTTACTACTGTCATATTCACCTAAAATATTATCATCTTTTTTGTCTGCTGTCTCGAAGTTTATTATATTAATTATAATATCTTCGTAGCCGATTTTAATTTTTTTTTTCATTAATTCTAATCTCCACCGCACCCATAGACATGTTTAAGTGCTTATTGTGTACTCTGTTAAACTGTACCCAAAAATCTTCTTTAACTTGATTCTTTTTCATCCTCGATTTCGAGGACTTTTTCAAACGGTATCTCATCTTTAAGCTCATTGATTGTTTTGATTAATTCGTCTTTTGTCATTGCAGACAAGTCCTGGACTTTAATCTCTTTTCGATCAATGTAAAAGCCTGCTGCTTGACCTAGTCTAAACTCTGCATTAATTGCAGCAGCTAACTGATTCTTGTCTTCGGCTTTTTTAGATAATGAATCTAATCTTTTTAAATGTCTAAGATAATCTTTATAGGTATTTGTTTTCATGTCGCGCAATCTTTCGATATATGCAACAACATGAGGAAACTTATCTGGGTTTGTTAAGAGACTGCCCCACTTACCAGTTGTAGTCTCAGCATATCCAGCGTGACGAGCAGCTTCTTGTTTTGTGCAATCAGGGTAATTGGTAACATAGAATTCTGCAAACGCACGTTGCTTACCCGTTAACAATTCAGCTCCTTTTAGATTTGCTTTAACTTCTTGAACTAAATTTTCCATAGATTTTTAGTTATTATATAGATATCTCCATGTAAATAATACCACAAAGGTAAAAAAAGTTTTCTTGTCCAGTAGAGTAATAGTACATATATGTTTACAATATTGATTATTAATATTGTTTTAATTGAATATATTGAATTTAGTGTTCAGTGTACTTTCAGGGTAGTATGCTGAAAGAATAACTGTTGGTATATATATCTTATTTAATGTTTTCAGCTTGTCAGTGTACTTTTGAGTTTATTTTTGTGTAGTGACATGAAAAGGTCTAATGTATCTATATACATAGCTGAAATTTGTGTATTTACTTGGTTTTCGTTAGTCGGTGAGCTGAACGAATCAGCCCACCATAACTAACAAAAGGTAGGTGTGATATTTATATCACGGTCCGTGATCCGTGGTCAACCATACCTTACCCGTTGCTCACGGGTATACCCATACCGATCGGGTAACCTGTTGCAATAATGCAACTATTCTTCCTCGTCTTCATCCTCGTCATCTTCGTAATCATCTTCGTCATGATCACACGCAGAATCTTCGAGTTCAATTGCTTTATCTCGTAAAGTAATTATATCCTCTTCAATTCTATCAATGATGTCTTGGATTGTTTCTTTTTTCTTTGCCATATTCTACCTCCCCGAAGGCCAGATATACAAAAAATTATATGGGATAAAGCCCCGTAAAGGCCTTAATTTTTGCGGTATATGCCTGAAAGCTGTCAGGCATATAGCAAATCACTAATATAGTGCTTATTTCTTAAATGATTTTACAATATCTTCTGCAAAATCAGTGTAAAACTTCTGTACATTACCAAAGTAATTAGACCAGAACGTTTTTACTTCACTGTACGCAGGTATTTGAAATAGTTTTTCCATGTTTATCTCCTTATTAGAATGTATATATGTTGCAGTGCAACATATTTCAATAGACACTCAAATCTTTTATTGAATTATTTTCTGCGACACTTTTACAAATTCTCCAAAATTCATCAATTGGCAACTCTTGTTTCATACGATTAACGACCATGCAGCAGAATACAATATTACCATCCTCGTAAGGTTTAGTGTTATCGAATCTATCCACGGATATATTATAAAACATTTTTCCCACTCCTTTTTTAAATGTCATCTCGATTCCAGAATAAGGACAATTCATTCCAAACTTTTCGTATTGCTCTTTCCATATTTCGATAAATTCATTCATGCTCAAGGTAATTTCATTTTTCTTTTCACGTCTAGTTTTGCATACTACCATTTGATACAAACGTCTCACAAATGTAATTGAATTCTTAGAATGAGCTTCATTAAGTTTATCGTCTTTACATTTTTTGCACCATGGATGAAGCCCATCTTTAGCTACTGCTTTAGCGTAAAATAAATTAGTTTCTTTTTTTTGTTTGCAACTTGTACAAACTTTATAAAAAATCTCCTGTGCCGTCGTCAATGCTTCTACGTTCATTGTATTTTTTTCGCCAGTTAATGTAATTGATTTGTTCTTTAGTAAAATAGATTTGCTCGTTGTCGACCATTTGGAGATATTTTTCTCTAACTGTTTCATCATTTAAATCCGCAAGATCGCAAATAATTTTAAAGTTTTCACTATCATTCACAAACCATAAATGAGATTGGTATTTGAACATAATTAACGAACGTTCCATTCCAGGATAAATCACATCCTCGAATGCTCGTTGAATAACTGCTCTCCAAAGCTTTGTTTCTGGTAGGGTTTCTTCTTCGTGATATTCTGTTTTTAGCTCCTGCATTATATTTCATTTAGACGAAGGTCGGCAGGGTATGGTAGCTCTTTAACGAGATCAAACCGACCTTCATCCAAATCACTTTACTACACGTAGGCCACGCATAGCCAAACGATCCTTATTGGTTCGTTTATAAACTTCATCAAGATAAGATTTGAATCCTAATGTACTATCACTAAAGCCAAAATTGGTACCACAATAGAGACCGAATAGTACGGACGATACTTTCCTATACTCTTCTCTCGTTGTGCGAGATGCGATAATCGCTAATGTTTTTCCAAATTCTGTCTTGTCCACAAGTTTTCATTTGTTGTGCCAGCAGATTATTAGAATTAAAGATGTAAAAATAATTATTACTTCAACCCAATGTAAACCACTAAGCAGTTCAACCATTGTCCGTGATCCGTGTTTCTTGAGTCGTTTTTCGTGAGTCTAGGTGTGATGTACACTTGGGGCAATTTATAAAGTTATTTGAATCTTTATACAAGAAAATAATTGAAGGGTAAGAACCTTGTTTTTTAACGTAGTTATTACCCTTACAAACTGTGCAATTACTTTGATTTTTGGCCATTTTTATGCTCCTTAATGATTTTTTCAAGATAGGCCTCTGTACTCATTTTCTTCAAACCTGCACGTCTTTCTATCTCTTTATCTACTAATAAAGCTATAAACGCAGCAGGGTTACGATACTCCTTGTCGCAAAGAGCCAGTAATTTATCATAGCTAGATTTTCTAACCGCTACTGACTTCCAGTTTTTTGTGTCCATGTTTTTTCCTTTTTGTTTGTTAAATTTTATAGTCTCTTATTTCTGCCCAACGTTCGTCTGCTGTAAGTTCGTTTCGTAATTTCCAAAATATTCTTAATCGTTCTTTTAATGATGGATAACTCTTACCGTCTGGATGATTATCCATATAATATTTTTTAGAAGTGTATAAGAAAAAGTTATATATTATTCTTTTAATGTATTTCATTTTTTTCCTTCCGTTATTAATATGTTATAATAAATACTGTTAACAATAACCAAGAGACTATTAATAACAATAAACAAAAATTTAATGATGTTTTTTTAAAATTCATTCAATTATACCATTTAAAAATTTCTATTATAATAACTACTATTACAACTATGATAATTGCTTGAGTGAATGCATCCATTATTTTCTCCTTTTTTTTCTTAAATCTCCAAACGCATTATAAATTTCATGATATCTTTTTAATGCTTTTGGTAACCAACTAGGTTGTTTTTTCTTTTTCATATTAGTGTCTAAACTTTCTGATATCTAAAATTGCTTGCTCTGGAGTATAATTATATTTTTGTCCCATAGCAATAAAAAAATTTAAAACTCTCTTCTCAGCCTCTTTTTCATTTTTAGGTTTCGCTCCACTACAATAAATATGTTCTGCAATTAAACTGTTGAGATCATACTTTTTTGAAAGCATGACAATCCATTTATACATAGGATGATTTTTATCTATCAATAATTTTTTCATAATAGACTCCATAATGCAAAACAAGTTACTAATAAACTAAATCTTGGCAACAACGCATAAAACAAAATAAAAATTCCTAATAAAAATATTATCATTTGATTCCTTGATATTGTTTAATTACATGATCTGCAATGTCAGCGTTAATTAGAACATACCCTGTGTCATCTAATTGTAATTTTAAGTTACAAAGTTTTTCTTTACACGCCTTATAAAATACATCGTTAACTGTATCGTTTTTAGGCACGGCTTTTGCTATATCTTGAATTTCTTTTAAATATTCAAACCAATCTTTAGCCATTACTGCATTCTCCAGGAGTTAATTGTTTTATTTACTTGATCTAATAAAGTAGTAAATTTTTCAATAGTTGCATCTAATGTTGTTGAAATCTTTCTATGATTTACAAACATTGAAATTGTTTTTTCTTTGCTGCAATACTCTACAGAAAAAGACTCAATATTAAGAGGATTTAGTTTAAATGATTCGCCTGATTCTAGTTTTATTTCTGTAATTACATCCATATCCCATGAATATATGAATTAAAAAGACAAAGTCAAGCTAAAATAAATGTTTATTTTTAATGGTTATTGACAAATTATCCCATAAAATCTAATAATACCCTATGAAGTTATATCGTTTTATTGCACGTTATGCAGGGCAACGTATAATAATAGACGTTAAAGCACAAAACGATGATGAAGCGAAGATTAATTTCATAAATGGGTTAAAAGAAGGCGGAGGAACGTGGAGGAAAGAAATAACATATTCTCCTTCCAAAGTTTTCATAACTTATGAGGAAACAAATGATGATAGAAACGTCACAGTCTCTGTTACTGAAAAAGATCAGCTTGGAATCCAAGTGGAACCAGTTGTATCTAGATAACGGTTGTGAGACACCAGACATGAAGTGGATAGATCTTGAATTAAAAAAAACAAGGTTAGCAATGAGAGATCTAGCCAACGTCGTTGCAAGACAAGAATTATTAAGAGAGTATTCAGATATTTCTAGTTAAGGCAACAAAAAAAAAATAGAATAGGTAAAATTCTACAGGATACCCTCGTCTTTTAAATCAAAATTTACTTTTGTAAATAAAACTTTACCATTAATATGTTGTCTAGATTTTTCTAAACATAAAGGACAAAAAAAAATATTTTCTTCTTTTGTCTTTCTAAAATGTACAGGAGTTGCGCAGTGAGGGCAAACACCTAAATTGACTTGTACTTCGTCTAAATCCATTATGCATCCCCCCAGTCCTTTCCAATCGCTACATCTACTTTAGATGGAACTACTAGCTCTGAAATAGAACTTTCCATTATTTTTTTAATTTGTTCCGAATCTTTACTTTCTCTAACACTAAAGCATAATTCGTCATGTATTTGCAACATAGGTAAAAACCCAGCATTATTGCAATCAATCATAGCTTGTTTTACTTGATCAGCAGCCGAACCTTGGATTAATCTGTTCAAAGCTTTAAAAGTACCTGATCTTCTAATATTATTAACACCATATTTTTGAACTGCATCATCGTAAGTTGTTGATTTATTTAATCCCCAACTAGCCACTTCCCATTTATCAAATCTACAACGTCTACCTCTAATGGTTCTTATTGACCCATTTGTCTCTGCTGATTCTTGGCACTTTGATGCTAATTGTTTTACGAAAGGAACTTTCTTATTGTATGCGTCCAAAAGTTTTTTTGCTTCTTCTTCTCCAATTCCAAGTTGTGCGGATAATTTTTTGGCGCCCATTCCATAAAAAAGTCCCAAGTTAATAGTCTTCGCTTGTCCTCTAGGTATGCCCGCCATATCTGCAACTGTTTGGTGGAAATCTGCGTCGTCTTTCTCATAAGCTTTAATTAATTGTTCTGATCCTTTAAATCCGACTGTATAAGCATAATGCGCCACAAGTCGTGGCTCCTGTTGCGAATAATCGAATGAGCCCCATAATAAGTCATTATCAGGTTTAAATATAGATCTAATTTTAGGTCCAAATTCTTTATTTTTTGCAGGAACTTGTTGTAAATTAGGATTTGACATTGATAATCTACCAGAAACTGTTCCTCCTGAATCAGATCTTAATTGATTAATTTCCGCATGAATTCTACCCTTATGTTGATATTTAATAATTGAATCAATAAATGTTGATGTAAATTTGTTTATTTCTCTAGCTTCTCTAAGATAT